TTACGCGTGCATGATCGGCTGGCCGGGGGCCGGCGTGATCACCGGGTCGGCGCCCGGACTGGGGTAGTCGATGTCCGGGCCCGGCGGGCTGATCTCGGGCGGGGGCGCTGAAGGCTGGCCGGGCTCGGCCGGCTGCGGCGGTGCCTCGGGCTGGGGCGCGTCGGGCGCAGCCGGGTTGCCGGGCGGGGGCGGCGCCTCCGGCGGGGCGGCCGGGATGGGGGGCTCTACGGGCATGATGTCTCTCCTTGGACGCGCCTTGAACGCGCCAGGGATGCCCGCGGTTGCCACGACGCTTGCTCCAGCCTGTGTGGCTGCTATAGACGCCGCCGTGCCGGCGGTGTCCGCTCGCGGGCGTGGCGGAACTGGTAGACGCGCTGGATTTAGGTTACAGTCTGCAATCGTAGACTAGTCTGCCATCCGAGACGTTCCGCAATCGCAGACTTCTGCGGCTTACAGCGATCATTGCTTAAACGTAACAAGGCGGTCTCCCATCAGCTCTGGTGGGGGACCGTTTCCCGTTGGGGCTCCGCCCGTCTTCTCCGACATTAGTGCGACCCTGCGGGATTGACCGCGGGAATCGCTGCGTCTAATTGGTCGGCATAAGCAGACGGTATCACATTCCCGACGTTCCGCGAAGCAAGAGGCACACCATGCACGACCACGACACGCTTGTAGCCGCTCAGCGCCTGATGGAAGCCAATGACCTCCAGGAAGGCGCCAACCTGTTCAAGGCGGCCCAGGACAAAAAGGCAGAGAAGGAAGGCTTCGACAAGCGGGACGAGGTCGCGAAGCTGATCCGCGGCGCCCTGCCGCTGGTCTCCCAAGGCATCGCGGCTTGGGTCGAGGAGACGAAGAATAAGAAGGGCCGCCCTCCGGCCGCCTTGGCCCCGCTGTCCACTGTAGACCCCGACGTGGTCGCTTTGGGCGCCCTGTCGAAGACCTTTGCAACCGTCGCCAAGGGCAAGGCGCTCTCGGCGACCTGCTGCGCGATCGGGCGGACGGTCCAGGTCGAGGTCGAGGCGAGGATGATCGAGGCGGAGGACGCGAAGGCGGCCAAGCGCTTCCTCGCGATGGTCGAGACGGCCGGCGAGCGTAAGGCAGCCAAGCGCCACGAGGAGCTGGCGGAGCAACTCGGCATCGGCCTGGAGTGGAGCCAACGCACTCAGGTCCTGGTGGGATCGACGGTCCTCAACGTCATCCTGACGGTGCTCGGCGAAATCTTTGAGCGCGGCACGGTGACCGACCACCGCGGCACCGTTCCAGTCGTGAAGTTCACCGAGCGGGGGATTCAACAGCTCTCGCACATGACGGAGGCCGCGGCCTGGATGCAGCCGATCCTGCGCCCGATGATCGTGCAGCCGCGCGTATGGACCCACTTCGACACCGGGGCGTACCTCGAATACCGCCTGTCCAAGACGGTGCCCCTGGTCCGCACGTTCAACCGCGAGCACCAGATGATGGTCCGTACGGCCCTGAAGGACGGCTCGGCCCAGGAGCTGCTCGACGGCGTCAACGCGATCCAGGGGACGGCCTTCGCGATCGACCGCCGCGTCTACGACGTGATGGCATGGGTTCGCGGCGAGAACCTCCGCCCCTCCAAGAGCTTCCCAGTCTCGGACCCGGTCGAGATGCCGGCAAAGGTCAGCAAGGAGGAATGGGCGATCCTCTCCATGGAGGCCCGCACCGCCATGTCGCGCAAGCGCAAGTCGATCCGCAACATTCAGGAGGCGTCAGGGATCAACTGCGGTCTCTTTGCGACGGACCTGCAGGAAGCCGAGCGCCTGCTCGCCGTTCCAGAGTTCTACCTGCCGCACAGCCTCGACTTCCGCGGCCGGGTCTATGCCGTGCCCTACTTCAACCCGCAGCGTTCCGATCACGTCAAGGCGCTGTTCCGCTTCGCCGGCACGGTTCCCATGGGCCCCGAGGGCGGGCAGTGGCTTGCGGTCCACCTCGCCAACTGCGGCGACTTCGACAAGGTCAGCAAGGAGGATTTCCAGACGCGGCTCGACTGGGTCTATGCGAACGAGGCGGCAATCTTGGAGGTCGCGCAGGACCCCAAGGGCACCTATGCCTACTGGTCGACTGCTGACAGCCCCTTCTGCTTCCTCCAGGCCTGCTTCGAGTGGGCGGAGTGGGCCGCCAGCGGCTACAGCGGGGACTGGGAGGGCTGCATCGGCATCGCCCTAGACGGCTCCTGCTCCGGCCTGCAGCACTACTCGGCGATGACCCGCTCGGCGGAGGAGGGCTATCACGTCAACCTGCTGCCCCGCGAGAAGCCCGGCGACATTTACCGCACGGTCGCCGACGCGGCCCGCCCGACCCTGGAGTACCAAGCGTCCGACCAGTGGCTGGCCGTCCAGATCGACCGGGCCGAGGGCGACAAGGCGAAGGAGGACGCTGCCGTGCTCAAGAACCGCGCCGCTCGCATCATCCTCGACCAGGGCTTCGGCCGCAGCGACGTCAAGCGGAACGTGATGACCTACTTCTACGGCTCGGGGAAGTTCGGGATGCGCGACCAGCACATGGTCGACACAATGCGCCCGCTGGCCGACGAGGTCGCGCTGGGCGAGCGTAAGGAGCACCCCTACGCCATGCTGACGACCCGCAAGAACAAGGAGACCGGCGAGGAGACTCAGGCGCTGGACGGCGGCTTCACCTGCGCGGCGTCGCTGGCGGCTCACGTCTATGCCGCGGTCGTCTCCGTGGCTCCTAAGGCGGACGAGGCGGCTAACTGGTTCCAGTCGGTCGCCGCCACTCTGGCCCACGAGAGCCTGCCGGTCGTCTGGCGGACCCCCACGGGCCTGCCGGTCATGCAGAAGTACAGCGAGTACACCTCCAAGCGGGTGAACCTCTGGCTCTACTCGCGTGCCGTCGACGTGCCGACTGGGGCCAAGCTGGACAGCTCCGGCAACGTCCTATCCCGTATTGAGTGCCTGATCCGTGAGGCGCCTACGAAGCGTATCGACAAGAAGAAGGCACGCTCGGCCATCTCGCCGAACATCGTCCATAGCCTCGACGCGGCCCACCTGATCCGCACGGTCGTCTTCGCGTACCGCGAGGGCATCCGCTCATTCCAGCTCATCCATGACAGCTTCGCCACCCACGCGGGCAACACCGGCCGCTTCTTCCAGATCATCCGGGAGGCCTTCGTGAACCTGTACGAGACGTACGACCCGTTCGTGGAGCTGGACCGCTATGCCCGTAGCGTCCTCTCTGAGGAGGGACAGGAGAAGCTGCCGCCGATCCCGAGCAAGGGCACGCTGGACCTGAAGCAGGTCCTAGAGAGCGCGTATGCCTTTGCCTAAAAGGTCCGCAATAGGCGACTGTCGCCATTAGTGCGACCATTTGCACAACTGGCTTCGGCCGGTGCCCTGTGTCCCTCCTGATACTCATGACCGGGGGTCGTCCACATCGACGGCTCCCGGTTCCTTTTTCTCTACCATTGCAGACTGTCGCCGATCGGCAGCTCACCTGCACCTACGGAATCATCACGCCACAATGGCAAAACGACCCACTATCGACGCGACCTTCGGCCCGCTCATCCTCTCGTTCCCTTGCCTGAACGAGCCGGACGAGAAGTACAACGTGTACACGGCCAACGGCGTGGAGGACCCCAACTCCGCCGCGATGAAGAAGGCGAAGGCGATCCTCGCTGACGCGCTCAAGAAGTTCGACCTCGACCCCGAGGAGGCCAAGCTGCCGCTCGTCCGCGAGATGCAGAAGGACCCGAACGCTCCCGAGGGCGCCCGCAAGCCCAAGAAGGTGGCGACCGGCAAGCTCGTGCTGAAGAGCAAGAGCCAGCGCCCCCCGACGCTGTTCGACGCTGCCGGCAAGGAGATCGACCCGAGCACCGTGAGCGTCGGCGGCGGCACCAAGGCGCTCGTGCAGGGCTTCCTGGCGCCGTACGACATGAACGGTAACGAGGGCATCTCCTTCACGCTGACCGGCGTGCAGATCATCGACCTCAAGGAGAAGGGCGGCCGGAAGGCTTCCTTCGGCGCCTATGAGGGCGGCGGCTTCACCCAGGACAGCGCAAGCTCCGCGGGTGCCGACCTGAACCTCGGCGACGACAGCGACGACTCCTCGGACGACGCCACGGACGATGCCGGCGGCCTCGACATTTAAGGGCCGGATGCGGGGCCGCTCTGGCCTCGAAGACAAGACGATGGAGGACCTCGCCAAGCGCGGGGTCTCCTATCGCTACGAGCAGGTCCGCCTGGGCTACGAGAAGCCCGCGAGCCGCCACAAGTACACGCCCGACTTCATCCTGCCGAACGGCATTATCGTCGAGACAAAGGGCCTCTTCGACAGCGACGATCGCAAGAAGCACGAGCTGGTCCGCCAGCAACACCCGCGTCTCGACATCCGCTTCGTCTTCTCCCGGTCGGCCTCGCCGATCCGCAAGGGCAGCAAGACCACCTACGGGACCTGGTGCGCCAAGCACGGCATCCCGTTCGCCGACAAGGCGATCCCCCAGACCTGGATCGACGAACCCGACGACCCGGAACGGCACGCAGCGATCACCGCCGCGGCCACCTGACCCCTGAAAGGACACCCATGGACTCGCTGAACCGCGAGGTGCTCCGCGCTGAGCTGAAGCGCGACGAGGGGTGGGTGCTCAAGCGCACCTACCGCTGCACCGAGAACAAGCTCTCTGCCGGCTGCGGCCGAAACCTCGACGACGTCGGTCTCTCGCCGGCCGAGTTGGACCTGTTCGGGGTCACGCTGGCCTACGTGCGCCGGAACGGCCTCACTGCCGCGCAGGCGGAGGTCTGCCTCGACAACGACATCGACCGCTCGATCGCTGACCTGGACCGGCGGCTGCCCTGGTGGCGCCAGCTCGATCCGGTGCGGCAGCGGGTCCTGGTGAACATGTGCTTCAACATGGGGATCGGGAACAGCTCCAAGGGGCTGCTCTCCTTCCGCAACACCCTGCAGCTCATCCGCGACGGCAACTACCAGTCCGCCGCGAGGAACATGCTGGTCTCCAAGTGGGCCCGGCAGGTCGGCAAGCGTGCCGATCGTCTCGCCGAGCTGATGCGCCTCGGTCCCCGCAAGCTCTGAAAGGAAACGACGTGTCCAATAAGTCCAAGCCCCTCAGCCCCCGCGCCAAGGAGGTTCTCGACTACCTCCAGGCCAAGGGCTCCGCTTCGCCCCGCGAGGCCCTGCTCGACCTCGACATCAACAGCGGCTCGTTCACGCGCCGGATCACGGAGCTGCGCGACGCCGGCTACAAGATCACTGGGGAGGTGAAGTCCCACCCCGTCACCAAGCGTCGCTACAACGTGTACACGTATGGCGCCCACGCCTGAGGCGCAGCTCTCGCTACCGCTGCCGGCAATGGTCTCGATCCCACGGGACGAGTACCTAAAGCTCCAGGAGGCCGCCGAGAAGCTCGCGGCTCTGGAGGCCGGCGGCGTCGACAACTGGGAAGGCTACGCGGAGGCGCTTCGAGCCCTCTACGAGGACGAGGGCTTCTAGTGCCCGATCCTTTCGAGGAGGAGGCACGCCGCCGCGGAGTGTCCGTGGAGACCCTCAAAGCCTTCTATGCTCACCGCAGCGAGAGCCTCCGCAACTCCCACACGACCACGGGGCCCGTCCGGGCCACCCCGCGACCCACGCCAACACCCACGCCGACCCGGCGGCCTGGCATCCTCGGCCTCGTCGCCGATCGAGTGACCGGCGTCCTCTCGGGCCGATAGGAGACCTATGTCCGACACCCCGAAGCCCAAGGCTGCCGCCAAGGCTGCCCCATCGCCGACCGAGGCTCTCGAAGCGGCGCTGGCCAATCTCATCACCGCCGCGGAGGCCTTCGCCGCCGCTGACGGCACCACCTCGCACAGCTTCGCCGCTGGCGAGTACCGCATCCGCTTCCAGGGCAATCAGCTGCTGAAGGTGGAACGCGCCTGATCCTAAAGGGGTCGACTGATTAAACCCGGTCGACCCTCATTTTTTCGGCAGCAGGTCCATGAGTAGTTCGCCCCACCACTGCTTGTTCTTCCACCACTTAGCTTGGCTTACTTCGTCCACGCCGTATGCGACCATCGGTTCGTTTCCGCCATCTACTTCGGTAGGGAAATGAACAACCGTAGACACCCTGTAAATGCGCGTTCCCTCCTCGCTTCTTAGGACGAAGCTGGTTCCCTCGTTCAACGGGTAGGCGAACAAGCAGTCGGCAAGGTGAACGCTGCCTGCGCCGATAATCCTCGCTTTTACAGCCATGCCCCTCTCCTTCGTGAAGGGCCTACCCGAGAATTTCTGATGACCCAAGAGCGCGACGAGAGCGCCTTCGTGGGCCACGAGCCGTGCCCAAAGTGCGGCTCCCGCGACAACCTGGCTCGCTACGCCAGCGGCCGAGGGCATTGCCACGGCTGCGGGCACAACGAGTTCCCCGACGACGACGACGGGGCCCCGCGGAAGCGGCAGCCCTCCACCAGGAACCAAATGACCGAACCCTACCGGCCGTACGAGGGAGACCTCGGCGGCGACGATTTCACCCGCGCCTACGGGATCACCACCTCCAACCGCCGGACCCTCGGCATCTCCCTGGTCCCGATGGGCGTCGAGCATCTCGGCGTTCAGTACCCCCGCAAGGCCTGCGTAGCGTTCGACTACCGGCTCGCCGATGGCACCCTCTGGGGCCAGAAGATTCGCTACAAGCTCCCGGAGGAGGCGGAGGACGACAAGACCTTCCGGTTCCCGCACGCCAAGGGCTCGGCCAAGCCGCCGCTCTGGCTCATGCAGAAGTGGCCCGTGGGCACCGACCGGCGCTCGCTGACTATCTGGGAAGGGGAGGGCGACTGCTCTGCCTACTTCCAGGTCACCCAGGGCAAGTACCCGTGCGTCTCGCTCCCTAACGGGGCCAAGGGCGCCGAGGAGAGCATCCGGGACCACTACGAGTGGCTCTCGGGCTTCGAGAAGATCGTCCTGGTCTTCGACGGCGACAAGACGGGCCGCGAGTGGGCCCAGCGTGCCGCAGCGCTCCTGCCGCCCGGCAAGGCCTTCATCGGGGAGGTGCCGGGCCACAAGGATGCCCGCGAGGCGCTCCTGGCCGGCGACGCTAAGGCCATCCAGTCCGCGTACTGGAACGCCACGGCCTATCGGCCCGAAGGTATCTTCCGGGTCCGGGACCTGATCGACGAGGCCCGCAAGCCCGTCGTCATGGGGATGCCCTGGTGGAGCGAGACGCTCACCCGCTGGACCTTCGGGCGCCGGCCGGGCGAGCTGTACGTGCTGGGCGCTGGCAACTCGATCGGCAAGACCGACTGGACGACCCAGTCCATCGCTTACGACGCCCTGGTGCTCGGGATTATGACCGCGGTCATCTACCTGGAGCAGCCGCCCGTCGAGACCCTCAAGCGGCTCGCCGGGAAGTTCGCGGGCAAGCCCTTCCATATTCCGATGGAGGAGGGGGGCTACACCCAAGACGAGCTGGACAGGGCGCTAGACGAGCTGGAGGCCAGCCCGAACCTCATCTTCGGCGGCAACTTCGCGTCCACCCAGTGGGACGAGGTGAAGGAGAAAATCCGCTACCTCGTCGTCGCTGAGGGTGTCCGTGTCGTCTACCTCGACAACATGACGGCCCTGATCGACGAGACCAACGAGCGTGCGTCGGTCGAGGGCATCATCAAGGAGATGGCGCTGCTCTGCCAAGAGTTGGGCATCAACATCATCCTGCTCTGCCACCTCGCCACACCGGACGGGAAGAGCCACGAGGAAGGCGGCCACGTCAGCCTCAAGCACTTCAAGGGCTCCCGAGCCATGGGCGCTTGGCCGCACTACGCCTTCGGCCTGGAGCGGAACACCCAGCACCCCGACCCGGCGATGCGTAACTACTCGACCTTCCGATGCGTGAAGGACCGCTACACCGGCCGCGCGAACGGCAACACCATGTGCCTCCGCTTCGAGGCCGACACCGGGCAGCTCGTCGAGACCCCGTTCCCCGAGGGCTACGAAGAGGCTCCCAAGAAGCCCGGCTTCGCACCCTACGATCCTGCCGACGACGACAACGCTCTCGGCATCTAAGCCAACACCCCGAGGCGTCCAGCGAGACGCCTGAAAGACCACATGATCGACCTTCTGACTGCTCGCTCCCGCGGGCGGTACGTCTTCGACTTGGAGACGAACGGCCTCCTGGCCGGCGTGACCCGTGTACACTGCGCGGTTCTCTACGACATCGACACCGACGAAATCCTGGACTTCCGGCCTCACGAGATCGGCAAGTTCCTGGAGATTTATCAGCGGGCAACCCTGCTGATCGGCCACAACATCATCGGCTACGACATCCCGGTCCTGGCCAAGCTCTACGGCGTTCGGCACTCGCCGGACTGCGAGATCATCGACACCTTGCCGCTTGCTCGGCTGGTCTACAGCGACATCAAGCAGACCGACTTCCCGCTGGCGAAAGCCTGGAAGGCCTACAAGGCCAAGGTCGACGCCTGGGACCAGAAGCGCGAGCGTTCGCGGCTGGATCACGAGGCCGACATCGCGGACGTGGACTTCACCGAGGAGCCGCCCGAGTGGCGCGATCCGGGACCCTATCCGTACACCGCGAGCGCCCCGCTGGAGTTCCCCGGCCAGTTCGTCGGGTCGCACTCGCTGGAAGCCTGGGGCTACCGCCTCGGGGCCGAACGCAAGGGCGACTACTCGAAGGAGATGAAGGCCCAGGGGCTCGATCCCTGGGAGTCCTGGAACGAGGCGATGCACGCCTACATGATCCAGGACAGTCGCGTGAACGTGACGCTCTACCGCCACCTGATGGAGGAGGGCGTCGAGCCCCTCGCGGTGGCCCTGGAGATGGCCTGCCAGGCCCTTGTGTGCCGCATGGAGCGGAACGGCTGGCCCCTGGACGTCCGCAAGGCCCAGGAGCTGTACGCCCGGCTCTCGCAGCGCCGGCACGAGCTGGAGGTCGCCCTCCGGGAGGCCTTCCCGCCGTGGCAGGTCCAGCTCGAAGACTTCATTCCGAAGCGCAACAACAAGGCCAAAGGCTACATCGCCGGGGTCCCTGTCGAGCGCTGGGAGACCCGCGAGTTCAATCCGGCTTCACGCGATCACATCGCGGACCGGCTGACCGCAAAGTACGGCTGGGAGCCGACCGAGTTCACCGATGGCGGTTCGCCAAAGGTCGACGACGACATCCTCCAGTCTCTTCCGTTCCCCGAAGCAAAGCTCCTGGCCGAATACTTCCTGATCCAGAAACGGGTCGGGCAGCTCGGCGAGGGGAACAATGCTTGGCTCAAACTCGTCACGAAGAAAGGGCGAATCCATGGTCGTTACAACAGCAACGGCGCTCTCACGGGCCGCGCGACTCACAGCAGCCCCAACATCGCCCAGGTCCCGAGTGTGGGTGCGGAATATGGATGGGACTGTCGAGTTCTGTTCCATGTCCCGATCGGCTGGAAGCAACTCGGCGCTGACCAAAGCGGCCTAGAGCTTCGCTGCCTCGGCAGCTTCCTCGCCGTCTTTGACGGTGGCGCTTACATCAAGACCGTCCTCTTCGGTGACATTCACTGGGAGAACGCGAAGGCTCTGTTTGGTCTCGACCCTGACCTTTTGAGGGACGAGAAGAACCACCCGGAGCACAAGAAGTACCGGGACGTCGCCAAGACGTTCATCTACGCCTTCCTCTATGGCGCCGGGCCTGAAAAGCTCGGCTCGATCCCCGGTGTCACCGCCGAGGAACGCAAGCTCTGGAGGAGCGACCCCAAGCACCTGAAGGCCCTCCGGGCCATCCAGGACCGCTTCCGCCGCCGCCGGCAGCCCGTGCCCAACGGCACGCAGCTCTGCCACATCTACAAGGGCGAGCAGCTCACCGAACGGTTCCTGAAGTCCTTCCCGGCGCTCAAGCGCTTGCTGAAGGTCGTCAAGGACGCCGCGAAGAAGGGCTGGCTCAAGGGACTCGACGGCCGAAAGCTGCCGATCCGCAGCGAACATGCCGCCCTCAACACCCTCCTTCAGTCCGCCGGTGCCGTCATCTGCAAGAGCTGGATCACCATGGCCGAGAAGGCCCTGGTCGAAGCCGGCTTCAAGCTGAGCGAGGGCCTCGGAGAGGACTGGGACCGAGACGCTGACGTCGTGTTCCTTGGATGGATTCACGACGAGTTGCAGGTCGCCGTCCGCGAGGGCCTAGAGGAGAAGGTCTCTGCAATCCTTATCGAAACTGGCCGTCAGGCGGGCGCTCCGTTCGCTTCCTGGAAGTGCCCCACGGACGTCGAGGTCAAACCCGGCGCCAACTGGGCCGAGTGCCACTGACGATCACCCCGAGTTGCTCCCCGTCCTCCGAAGGGCCTGGGAGCAGCCCTTTCTAACCCGTTCCGACTTCGCCCGCAGTCACGCGGATCAAGTCGCCATCGCTGCTTGCCTCGGTCTCCTGACCGTTCGGCACGACCAGCACCTTTGGGGCCGCGCCTGGCGAATAACCGCCCGCGGCCTTGCCCTCCTGGACATCCAGGAAACCCCCATGGAGCTATTGCCATGAAGTTCTTCCGTGCCCTGAATATCTTCGCCACCGTTCGTGACCTCCGCGCAGCCAATGCGTCCCTGTCGGCGAACCTGAGCGACGCTCGTAGCTCCAACTATCTGCTGCGCGTGCAGCGCGACTGCGCGATCGACGCGGGCCACGCTACGGCCGTGATGGCCGATACGGCCCTGGAGGCCTTGGAGATCGCCGACCGTGTCGTCGATGCCCACATGGACGAGCGCGAGGAGCTGAAGGCCCGCATCGTCATCCTGGAGTCCGAGGCCCGCGTGCAGGCCAGCGAGACCCTTGAGGTCGTCTCGTACGTCAAGAGCGTCGAGGCAGCCCTGAAGGCTGTCGGCATCTCGATCACGGACGCCCCGAGCGGTCCCCAGGTCGTGGCCGAAGAAGCCGCTTTCCTCGCCGCCGTCCGCGGCAGCCGCTCGATCCTGAACGGCCAGCGGCTCCTCCAGGCCGCCTGATGCGCTGCCCCCGGTTCCGCAAGGTCCGGGCGTTCATCAAGGACCTGCTGACGACGAAGGACGGTGTCACCTACGCACCGTCCCGCGTCTACTGGATGCTCGGGTCCGTCGCCCAGATCATCCTGTCCGTCTGGCACACCGCCGTCCTGGGTAAGGACTTCTCCTCAACCGACTTCGGGACGGGGATGGGGCTCATTCTCACTGCCGGAGGCGTTGGCGTCTGGATCACCCGCCGGACCGAACCCGACCACGAGGACTGAGATCATCTCAGTGCTTTCTGATCCAGTCTCCGAGTGCCCATCCGATGGAAGCGATCGGGATAATCATCATCCCGGCGATATAGTTCAGCAGAGAATAGAACTTGGTCGTGTCCGCCGTCGCAAGCTCCAAGAGCTTTGCGCGTTCTGCCGGCGAGAGCCCCGGCGTCTTGAGGATGGCCATAACAGCCTCCGAAGGCGCCGGAGAGTTCATGTAGCGAGTAGCTAGGGCCGAGACCACGGCGCCCAGCACCGCGCAAGAGATGGGCACCACGCCCATTAGAACAATTCGCTCTCTCTTGCTGGCTTCCATCTCGGTTCCCCTTGTTTGCCCGAACATAGGAGGCAAATCGTGCCTTTCGCAATCACCACCAAGCTGCTCGGCTACCTGTCGGGCGGGCTCGGCGCGGCTGCGCTCGCCGCATCGGCGTTCGCCGGCCTTCAGACCCACCGGCTCCACGGGGCGCAGGGGGACATCGCCACGCTCGGCCAGTCCCTCAAGGACGAGAAGGGCCGCGCCGACCTCGCCACCACGACCGCCAACCAGCGCGGCGAGGACCTGAAGGCCCGCGACGCGATCATCCGGCAGCAGTCGGAGTCCCTCGACGGCCTCAAGGCCCGATCGGACGCTGACCGGCAGACCTACGTCTCCGGCATCCTGGCGGCCGACACTGGCGCCAAGACCCACGAGGCCCGTGCGACCGAGCTGGTCCGCGTGCCCGTGAAGGTCCCCGACGACCGCTGCGAGGCGGCGAGGGCGCTGATCGAACAGGAGATGCTCAGTGTTCGCTGACATCCCTGAGGGCTGGGGAGGCACCCGCCACCACGAGGGCCTCGGCGGCATCCTGCGCCGCTGGGTCCTCCGGGGCCTGATCCTGTTCGCACCCGTGCCCCTGGCGGCCTGCGGGGTCACCCCGGAACGCCCGCAGCTCAACGCCGCCCCGCCGGCCCCCGTGGTCGCCAAGGTGGCCCTGCCGGTCCCCTGCGCGGTCGAGCAGGTCCCCATGCCTGCCTATCCCGGCGACCTGATCCGCAAGGGTGACGATGTGTACACGCTGGCCCGCCTCGCGATGGCCGACCGCCGTGTCCGCATCGCCGAGCGCGATCGTCTCCGGGCCGCCAACAACAATCCATGTCCCGAGGTGACCCCATGAACCAGACACAGGTAAAGTACGCCCGCACCCGAGCCCAGCGTATCTTCGAGAGCCGCAAGCAGGCGCTCGCAGTCAAGCACACCACCCCCGCCATCCGCCTGAGCACCGAGGCCAAGCTGGCCGCCTTGAAGGCGGGAGCGTTCCGCATCGACGCGACCCACGACGAACGCCGCTACGGCTGGTCCCATTGCGTCATCTTCACGGCCGAGCGCGGCGAGGAGATCGACAAAGCCGCGTTAGAGGCTGAAACCGCCGAGCTGACGGAGACCTACCGCAAGCACGAAGACGAGCTGGTCCTGGGCGACAACGAGGCAGCCCTAGCGCTCCTCCGGGCCTTCGAGGCTGCCGATGCTGCTTAACAACCAGCGCGGCCCCAAGGTCACCTACGAGGTCCGCTACCAGGGCGGTCGGAAGACCTTCGATCGCCTGGAGGGCAACGACCCCGACGTCTTCGCCCGAGCCTTCGCGGCCCAGCAGCGTGCCAAGGACAAGGGGTGGGCCGAGATCGCCCGCGTCTCCACCGAGATTATCGAGCGGAAACGCTGATGAGCGCCACCCGCATCCGCTTCCCCACGATGTGGGCAAATGGGGCAGGGGGCGAGGCGTGCGGCATCGCCGACTTCAAGCTCGGCAAGGGACCCTGCGGCCTGACCGTCTCGCGCCTCGACTACGAGGTCGCGGACGGGTGCCTGCACATCCTCCAGCAGCACGCGGACGGGCCGCCTAAGCGGTTCGTCTATCCCCTCACCACCATCACCGGCCGGATCGAGGCCGACCTCCCATGATCCAACTCATCGCCGCAATCGCGGTGCTCTTCGGCGGCGTGAACCCCACGCCTGCCGTGATCCCGCAGCCCCCGCGCTGCACCTCACGCCCCCGCTAGGACCCTATGACTACCCAGCTCCTCATCGACGCGGACTTTGTCCTGTACCGCGACTGTTGCGTCGTTCGCCGCGATCACGTCTGGACGAACCTCGCCGGCCAGAAGGTACACACCCAGTCCGCCAGCCACGACGAGGCGCTGGAGAAGTTCACCCAGTCCGTGGAGAGCTACGTCACGAAGCTCCACGCCGACGAGGCCATCCTGGTCTTTTCCGGCGACGCCAACTTCCGCAAGGACGTCTGGCCGCAGTACAAGTCGGGCCGCGCCTCCCTGAAGCCTCCGGCTTACTGGGCAGTCATCGACAGCCTGCGCGAGGCCGGCAAGTACCGGGTCGTCTCCGAGCCGTGCCTGGAGGGTGACGATTACATCGGCATCCTGGCAACCAGGCCCTCTGGTGTCCGCCGGGTCATCGTGTCCGAGGACAAGGACATGCAGACGCTGCCGGAGACCGAAATCTGGCGGCAGGACAAGCTCGTCGAGACCACCGAGGAAAGCGCCGACCACTTCTGGCGCCTCCAGACCCTCATGGGCGACACGACGGACGGCTACCACGGCTGCCCCGGCCTGGGGCCTGTCAGTGCCGCCAAGGTCCTGGAGAAGCCTGGAGACCCCTGGGAGAACATCCTGGAGGCCTACCGCAAGGGCTGCGCCAAGAAGCCCGAGGCGCTCACCAAGGCCGGCGTGGAGACCCCCGATGACCTCGCCCTCCTCAACGCGCGGCTCGCCCGCATCCTCCGCCACACCGACTGGGATGGTGCCGCTCGCCGGCCGATCCTCTGGAGCCCCGAAGAATGATGTTCTCTTTCCTCCGCCGCGAGGCGAAGCCGCCCCGTGTCCGCGGGTTCTGTGCGGACTGCCGGTACCGTTCGGCCCAGTCCGGGCAGGAGGAGTGCCGCCGGCCTACGTCGAAGCGCCGTGATCCGGTCTCGGGCCAGCCTTCGGACATCGTGGGCCGGTCCTGTCATGTGGAACGCGCGGACGAGGCCCTAATCGCCTGCGGCCCCTACGGGCGCTTCTACCAGCGGTGGGACTGGTGACCGTCCTCGCTGACCACCTGGACGCTCAAGCCCAAGTGCTCCGCAACATGGCGGCCAACGTGATGCTCACCGGACAGCCGGTCGATGTGCCGTGGCCTTTCGCTGACGGCGGTAACCGCACGCTCCACCAACTGACATCCCTGGACCTGCTCGCCGACGCCGAGGCCTTTGAGGCCGACGCAGTCAAGCTCCGCACGCTCTACCATTGAGGTTTCCCATGCCTGAACTGAACACGACCAATTCCGTCGAGGTCTTCGACGAGGACAGCTACGACTCCCTGACCGTGGTGGACATGGGCGACGGCATCCTGGCGCTCAACCAGATGGGTGAGGACGGCCAGTCCCACGACGTCATCCTCGGGCCCTCCCAGTCCCGGAAGCTGGCGGACCTGCTCAAGCGGGTGCTGGCCTGATGATCGACCACGGCTTCCGCTATGAACAGCGCTCACTGAGCCGCCACGGCAATCCCTCCGGCCCTCCCGAGGGCCCCCGTGGTCTCGTGCAGCCCGGCATCCTGATCGCCCTCACGTCCCCCGCCATGCTCTCGGGCAAGTCGGAGGTCGCGAAGGTCCTGATGGGCCGCGGCTTCGAGCCGTTGAAGTTCGCCGGCACCCTGAAGGCCATGACCCGCACGTTCCTGGAACACGGCCTGGGCATCGTCGACCCCTACTTGATGGAACGCATGGTCGAGGGTGACCTGAAGCAGGCACCGATCGAGGGTCTGGGCGAAATCACCACGCGGCACCTGATGCAGACGCTCGGGACCGAATGGCGCCTAACCGTCCGGGAGGACCTCTGGTCCCGCATGATCCAGGTTAAGGCCGCAGCCATGCTCGCTAAGGGCATCTCGGTCGTGATCGACGACATGCGGTTTCCGGTGGAGCTGGAGGCCATACAGGCGATCGGCGGCCATGCGATCCGCGTCGTCCGCCCTGGCGTTGCTCCGGTCAACGGGCACTCCAGCGAGGGCCTGCTCGACGCCTGCGAGATGCCGACGATCCTGAACGACTCCACGCTGGAGGTTCTCCGCGCCCGCACCCTGGGCGTGCTCGATAGCCTCCGGGCCCCGGCAGTGCCCACGCGGCACTAATGGCGGCCTGGGGGACCCCGCAGGAGGTCGAGAGGCGCCGCCGCATTCGTGTGGCCGTCTGGGCGTATGCCTACGAGGTCCTCGACGTCTCCCTGGTGTCCGACGAGGTCTTTGATCGCGAGTGCAAGCTCGTCGACCCGAAGGTCTCGACGGGCAACCGGCGCCTCGACGCCTTCTTCCGCAAACACTTCGCCGACTACACCGGCCAGTGGGTCCACAAGCACCCGGACCTTCCTCGGCTGGCTCAACTAACCCGTGCCGTCATAGACGGCTTCAAACCGAAAGCATCACCATGAAGAACTTCAACCGGGGCCTCTTGGTCCTGATCGCTGCCGCTTGCCTCGTTGCCGCCGCCGGTCCGCTGCTGGCCCTCGGCCTCCTGGTGGGCGCGGCTTCCGGCCTCTTCGCGTTCGCCGTCTCGGCCTGGGCGCTCGTGCTGCTGATCGAGGATCGGTGCAAGTTCGGCCGCACCGGCTACAGCTACTGGGACGCGCACGACGATGCGTTCGACGATGTCTCGGCCGCGACGCGGAACGCCGTCACGAAGGTTGCCCGCAACCTGAGCCCCTCGGCCCTCAAGGCCCGCTTCAAGGCCGCGCTGCCGATCCTCACCGGCCGGGCCAAGCTCGTCGTCGCTCTGGGCATCCTTCCGTTCGCGATCGTCTACTGGACGATCCTCGACGGCGCCCGCTCGGTCCGCCGTGACCTTCAGGGCCTGGGCAGCGACATCGCCACCGTCTGGAAGACCGGCCGCCTCTAACCCGTGTACACCCCCTGGTTCCTTCGTGGAGCTGGGGGGTATTTTTTCACCTGTCGGGGTCTTCGGGAGCATCGCCGGGGAAGCGCCAAGCCCAATCGCTCGGACGCTGCTTCGTCTCCTTCTTGTCTGCCAAGCGCTTCCAGCCCTTCTCGGCGTTCCAGGCCCACACAGCGCCGAGCGCCAGAAGGCCTACAGTTACCCACCCCCACCAAGGCATCGCGCTCTCCTGAGTCTCCCAGGGCCGTTTGGGGCCATCCAGGACCGCAGGCAAGAGATAGGGGCCGGAAGGCAACCCCTCCGACCCCTCTCTGTCGCCTGTCGATCCGCGCGGCGCCTAGCAGGCGTCCAGCATCCTCGCGAGATCGTCCCTGCTCAGCGTGACCGACTGGGGCGCCCCGTCGAGCGTCTGGAACAGGACGAACATGCCGTCCCCCATGTTCTCTGCATGTCCGTCGTCCAGGGCCACACGAAGGCTAAGACCCACTGCTTCCACGCTATCCTTGTCCACGTTCACCCGTTACTCCCACGCGCCGAGTCACCATCTGTTCCTGATACGTTCTTGTACCTCAATCGAAGGAAGTAGGAAAACTCCTACGACCTGGAATTTCGTAAGACATTGAGAACGCTAGAAAGAAAGTGCCGACATCCACACGACAATGGCCCGTTTCTCCGGTCGGGCCGTTAGCCGGGGGGTGGAAACCTGCTGAACAGACAGGTCGACGGTTTTTAAGCGCAAGCGCTCTGGACATGGCGCGTCGCCCCCGGCTACTCGAAAGCCGAAGTCGCCACGCGCCGCCAAGCGTCGGGCCAGGGGAGGGCAAGCCTCCTCAGCAGCGCCCGCGCCAACGGGCCGCCTGCCTATGTTCAGTCCGGGTTTCCACACCCACGGACGCACATGCCACAGACCGATTCGGGGCGCTAGGGGCTTGAAATCCCTAGCGTACGATCGGCTGTGACCTGTGGCCCGCACGACTCAGTTCCCCACCAGTCCCGCCTGGGCCCGCTGCTCTTCGGAGAGCCACAGGCCGCGCTCCCTCAGCTCCGCGAGGCAGGCTTCCTGGTCCGCTCCGCGCTGGTGGATGCACCGCAGGACGAGCTGCCAGTCCTTGAGGCGCTCCGGGGGCACGAGGGGGCTCATGCGGCCTGCTCCAGCGTGCCCTCGCAGGCATCGTCGGGGCACCGCAGGGTCCGGCCCTCCAGGTGCTTTGCAGTCACCCGCGCGGTCCAGTCGCACATCGAGCAGCAGACCTTGAGGTAGCGGGTCGTCTGGGTCTTCTTGCCGCCGGCCAGGAGCATCCCCGCGTTCAAGCCGGCACCAGGGAAGGGCCCGAGGGCCTCGACGATCGGCAGGGCCCAGGAGCGCCAGCCCTCGCCGGCTACCGTGGCAGTCGCTTTGCCCTCCAAGCCCAGGCGCTTCATCACGCGGCGGAAGGTTGGCCCGTGGCCCTCCTCGGTCCCGAGGGCGGCATGAATTAGCTCATGGGTCAGGACGTCGGCCACGCGGGCCGGATCGGCCTGGAGGCCCGGCACGATGAACACTTCGCTGACGCCGTCGTCGCTCGCCGAGGCGTTCCAGCACTCGCCGATGACCTTGGAGCGGGCGCCCTTGGACGGGAAGCCGACCGAGACGCGGACCAGCTTGGGCAGCTCGGCCTCCGCCGCAGCGAAGACCGGGCGGGCGGCCTCAACGAAGGCCTTGAGCCAGCCCTCACGGGTCGCCTGGGCCCCGCGGGTCTCCATGATGGACATAAGGTCCGGCTTGGCCTCGACGGGCGCCGCGGGAGCCTTGGCCTTGCCGGTGGCGGCCATGAAGGCCTTGCGGTCGACCAGACGGACCTCGACGACCTCCAGGTTCGCGGTGCTCGTGCGCTGGAGGTTCTCCCAGGCCCGCGAAACAGACGTGCTGAAGGTCGCCCAGGCGCCGGTCTCGATGTTCGCTATGGCGACCGTGAAGTCGTCGCGGGTGCTCGTGCGGCTCACGGTGGCGCCCTGCGAGGTCTTTCCGAGGTAGTAGTGCGGCATGGCTCAGCGGGCCTCCCGGATGGTGCTGACGATGGCGAGGACGGAGGTCAGGGCGACCCCTGCGAAGACGAGAGCGGTGTTCACGCGGACACCTGAAGGCCGGCGTCCATGGCGCCCCCGAGCAGCGTATCCACCAGCCGGGGCTCGCAGGCGAACCCTTGGCCCATCCATGCCCAGCTAGGCACCTCGACGGCCTCGTCGACCCAGTCGCGGGCTGCCGGCGTGAGGAGGTTGATAAGGGCCAGCGTGCCGCACTTGGTGACGATGAGGTCCGGCGAGGGGGCGGGGAGGCTGTCGAAGAGAGCTGCAAGGTTCATGGTCGTTTCCACTTGAGAGACGGTCTGGGATTGCAGACCTTTAGGGCAAATGAAGGGAGGGGCTCAGCGGCCCCGGTGCTCGGGGAGGAGGATGTCGCCGGCCTCCAGCAGCTCGACGAGCCGGGCGGTCCACTTGCGGGCCTCCTCGGGCTTGCCGCACTCGGTGTAGGCCTGAGCCTTGGCGAGCGCCTGGGCGATGCCTTTGCGGTCCATCAGCGTACCTCCAGGCCGAAGGCTGCTAGGGCACGCTCGGCTGCCTCCAGGGGGTCGGGGGTGCGCCAAAACCCACCCTGATGCGTGATCGTGTGGTCCTTCTCGATCCAGCCGTAGACTTCCGGGACGCTGGTCCCCTGGATGAGGAAGCGGAAGGCGCCGAGGCTGCCCAGGGCTACCTCGCCAGACCGATCGGTGTACTTCGTGACCTCCAGAGTGTGCTTGTGGGCCATGTTGCGGTTCCTTGGATTGTGCCCGTGGGCGGCGCCCCGTCTGCGATGTGAGACAGTCTCTACATGCGCTCCAGCGTGTACACAATCCCATAATGTCGCCAAACGCAGACTATCTGCGCGGCTCGTCGCAAGTTTGACTCTGTCCGACTCTGTGGCTGTCTCGTGGTACGCTAAGCCCATGACGGACTCCGCCCCCGATCCCGTGACGCTACGAATGGCTGCCCGGTTGCCCACGGCGAGGGCCAGCAGGCCGCGCTCGGTGGACCAAAGGGACGGTCTGGAACGGCTAGGCGCCGAGCGTGCCCTGAAGCAGCTCGCCAAGGACCTGGAGGCTACTGCGGATCATCTGGACCGGAAGGGCCGGTGAGGGGGGCCGCTATTCCGCTAGGTAGGTGTGCGGCCGATCAAGACGCCACCGGCTGCAGGTCAAACTCAAGGTCAGACTCATATCCCGCACCGGTTTCGTCCACCTGCTCGATGATGCTCTCCCAGGGCCATTTCGCTGTCGCGTATTGACGATAGAAGAAGAGCTGCTTGTCGACGACGAATACCTCGTCCTTCTGCTCGTCGTAAGAGAGAACAAGCCCGCGACCTTCCCCGTCGACCTGAAGCCCGTCGATCTTTAAGAGTATCTGCCGCAGGTTGGGTTTCTGTATTCTCGGCTCGCGTTGCGCGGCGAGGCGGTAGATTTGGTCTCGCGGGAAACCGCTGGAGAGGTCAGCGACAGACGCTTCCATCACAACTTTGAGCATATGTGCATAGATGCCCGTGGCATTCGTGCGCCTGCGAATCCCCGCAGCCACCCGAGCCGCAAAAGTTTGGTACTGCGCGTTGAGTTGGTCGGCGTATGCCATCGCTGCGCTCTCGTAGGCACCTTCATCGGAGATTTCCACGCGAGACGGTTGGCGCCGTTCGACGCCTGCTTCGTCCAAAATCCCTAAAGCGAGTGTCTGCAGGATTCCAACCGTGCCATAAGAGTCATGGATCAGCCGGCCGCATATCTGCCTCGAAAAGGAGATGTTGAGTGCTTCTGAGCCTTGCTCCAGCACCGCTCTCAGGTCGTCTGCCGACCAAAAAATTGAGACCTCGCGCACCCGCCCCGTAAGGTCGGAATTAAGATGGAGAAGTAGATTGTTTTCGGACCAGATGCCGATGATAACTACGTAAGTACGATAATCCCATAGAGCCTTCAGATCGAAGGCGAAGGCTTTTCGTGCATCATGAGGCAGGTAGTGAAAGTCCTCGATTACGAGCCGCCGACCAGATTCGTTTATAATCTCGGAGACGAACCGTAGGTCGTCCAAGTCTCTGCCGACCGGTATGGACTTCGCGGATGTCTTTAACTCCCCTTCCAGCCCAAGCTTAACCGCAATCTTGCCCAGCAGTTTAACCGCAAACTCACCGGAGGCTTCAAGATTCGCTTTGAACCCTTTCTCGGATGTGCGCTCGGTGACTAGCTGAAGCCCGAGCTGAGCCAACGCATCGGTGTAGAGGTCGCGCACTCCCTTACCGAGCCGGCACTGGACCGTAATGGCGTCGGGGATGTTCTTTTTCCTAAGCCAGCTCTTCCCGCACTTCGATTCGCCACGAAGAGCGATGTGCGTATCGCGGCCCAGCAACTTCTCAATCCGCGCGTCCAGCCCGCCGCGGTTAACATACGAAGGCGTCAGGATTTCGGTCGTTACGCCGAAGACCTCCTGCGATTTATATTGCTGCTCGAACATCCCCAGCCCCCCAACGTCGCAAACGTGAGACTTACAGATTGCCGAGAGGGCGGCAAGGTGCGAGCGGCGAGGAAGGGGCGTGCTGGATCGGCTTGTTCATGGGGTGACGGAGAGGGGCGGCGGATTGAGTGTTGGAGCCGCTTCAGCACCTCAGTCGTCGCCGCAGTGCCCTCCAGGCCCCCTCATCCCGAGGGAATGGATCGGCGAGCGTAGCAGGCTGCGGTGTGGCACTCAGCCGCGGTCCTCGCTTCCCGCAGGTCCTACAGCGGATGTAGTGCCCTAGTGCCCCAAGCTGGGTGCTCCAGCCCTTCAGCATCGCATAGCGCCAGAAGCGGTTCGCATCGAAGACATGCTCTGCACCACACGAGCAGCGGACCCGCAGGTTCGCACGGTGCTTCGTCAGGTCACTCAGGCTGTCCAGCCGGGTATTCGCGGACACCTCAGAGCGGCAGCGGCATCTGCCGTGCGTCGTGGGCTCCCTGGGGACGCGCTATGGCGTCGAGGATCGTCTCGGCCAGCTCGGCTGCCGCTTGTTCCCGTAGGCGCTGAGAGGGCGCTGTGAGGCCCATACGGGCCCATCCTGGTGCCTGGAGGAGGGTCTGGGCGAGGCTGGAGGAGTCGGGGTTCGTCATGCCCGGTGTTCTCGTCTTGTTCTCCGATTCGTGCAAGCGGGTTTGTGGGGCGCCTGGGGGAATGCGGGGGACGTTGAGGGCCGGCGAGGGTGCAAAAAGCCGGACGGCAGCTAACGCCCAGTTCCGGACATCCATCAACTAAGCGGTTCGTGTGCCTTTTCGCAGGCGGCCAAGGCGTCGCGGGCGAGCTGGTCCAGCCACACGTCATCCGATGGCTCAGTCCAAGGCCGGAGCACCTCCACCAGAAGGGGATCAGCGATCAACTCGGCGGCCTCGAACACGGCCATGCTCGCCTGTTCGCCAGATAGTGCGTCCAAAGCGAGTGGCAGCGCTAGCTTCCGATCGCGCTTGGCGATCCCGAGCAGCGCCTCCGCTCTTACGACATCATTTTCATCGTTGGCGGCTGACAGCAGTGCCTCGCGGATTTCGGGCGTATCGGCATCTTCTGATGCCAAAAGCATCGTCGCCCAGTCGCGGTTAGACAGGTCACCGTCCCGCGTCATCGCGATTAGCTTCCGCATGTTCCCATTGGCGAAGGCTGAGCCGGAAAGCGGTACCTCCTCAGCGATCACCGCCTTCAAAAAGTCAGAAGTGGGCTCATAGCGGTCGGTCATCAGCGTAAGCTATCACCAACGCCGCACGGCAGCTATCCACCTACTTTCGGCCGTCCGCCCCTCGTGCTCGTCAGTGCCCGATCGTCCCTGGTTGTGCCTGAATGTCCCGGTGAGGGCCGGCGAGGGCCTGTCTAATCCTTCGGTGCTCCGAGGACCGATCCGCTCTCCCCGCACGTTGAGGGGCATGCGCGACAACATTGTGGCCGTGGGCCTCCTCACCCAGCGAGACCTCCAGGCCCTCGGGTCTGGCTTTGATCGCGCGTTCCCCGTCGATGGCCTTGAGGGCTTCAGGGACCTGCTGGCCCAGCTCGATCAAATCGAGGCACTGTCGGCGGCAGGACAGCAAGGGCCGGCGAGGGACGGCAAGCCCTAGGTCCCTCTGTCCCCTTGCGTGTACACGCCCCTCATCCCGCACCGGCACACTGGGCCCTAATGTCCCCAGCCGGAGACGGCGAGGCCCGCTGGATCGCCGCAATGTGCTGCCAATCCCCTAGGCTGTGGGGGACGCAGCGGCTTCAGCATCCAGTGACAAACCGCAGAAACCTGCTGGTCTCCGTTATGGTGGGGGACGTCGTTGTGGGGGGCATTGCCTCTCCGGGTCCCCTCCGGGGGCTGGACGGGAGCCCGCTGGCCGCTCGCCGATCGCGTTCGCAACTGACGGCTTCGCTGCACGCCCATAAAAACGGGTCGGACCTCTCTGACATCCGCAGTTTCCCTGGAGTTTCTGCGGGTCCCATGCGGCTCTTGCGGGTCCCAGAGGCGCTTTGCCGGGTCCCTATGTGCCATCCCGGCCACCACCCGATTATTTCTCGGGTCCCATCGGGTCCCATCCAGGCTCCGGGAGTCCCTGAAAGGACCGACCCGGCCCTAAACGGAGGACCCTTAGTCGCTTGATCGGGAGGGGACCCAGGGGCACCCAGGAGGCCGGGTAGGACCTCCTGTAACCGACTGTAAAATGACGGGAAATCAGGGGAGGTGCATTAGTGCGACCATATGCACAACTGTCTGCAGATGGCGACCGTCCTCGATTGTGCGTCAAGGGTCCTCAGGGGCCCTTTAAGACCCTCAAGAGTCCTTATGGTAAGTCATATAGGAATCTATCCCTTTAGGTCCTCAGGGCCTTTAGGTCCTTAGGGTCTCTCGATCCCCCAAGCTGCTCGCCACTGATGCGAGCCTTCCACGAAATCACCCCCATTATAGGCGTCCGGCCCATCGGTCCGCCGCAGGACCCCGTATGTCTCTCGAAACCGCTCAGTACCTCCACCAGCTCAACCCGGCCAATCCGTCCGGCGCCGATAGGCTGAAGGAGGGCGACGACCACATTCGGATGCTCAAGGCCGTCCTCAAGGCGACCTTCCCCGGCATCACCGGCCCCTTGTCGACCAGCGTGACCCACACGTTCCTGAACGGCCTCGCGGGCCTCTTGGTCCCTGTAGGAGCCATTGTGCTCTGGCACGGGGCCCCCGCTGACGTGCCGAAGGGCTGGGCCATCTGCAACGGCGACAAGGCCGCTAAGAGCGACGGCACCGGCACGATCACGACGCCGGACCTCCGCAACCGGGTGCCTGTAGGCGCCAGCGCGGACCACGAGTTGCTGTCGACCTTCGGCCAGACCAGCGCGACCTACACCTCGTCGGTTGCGGGGAGCCACACGCACACCGGAACCGCCGCAGAGGCCGGCTCGCACTCGCACTCGGGCAAGACAGGGGATCACTCCCTGACGACTGCCGAGATGCCTGCCCACAGCCACATGGTGGCGGCGCCCGGCACCGCGACGTCGCTGCTGAGCAACAGCAACACCCTGGCCACCGGCAAGCAGGACGGCAGCGACTCCAACTACACCCTCACGGGTCGGAGCGAGTCCGCCAGTTACGGCAAGACCTCGGACGGCGGCGAGGGCAAGGCCCACAGCCACCCCATCACGGCGGACGGTGCCCACACGCACAGCCTCACGGTCTCACAGGTCGATGGGCACAGCCACACCGTCACCGTTGATGCGACCCAGCCGTCGATCGCCCTCCACTTCATCATCAAGGTCTAGGCGCTCCTGTCCCCGCTGAGGGGCACCAGGGCACCCGCGGGCCTCCAACACGAGAGCTGATATGTCTACCTTCCCGGTCCGCCGACTGGGTCAGGCCGGGGTCGTGACTGACATGCACCCCGCAGACCTTGAGGACCCCGCGGTTTTCACGGCAGGGGTCAACGTGCGCTTCCGCAACGGTCGCGTCACCCGAGGCCCTATCCCCCGCACCGTGGCGACGCTCGACTTCGAGCCGGGCCACGCGGTTGCGATCCCGCCATCTTCCGGCGGCTACGACGAGATCATCATGGCCTCGGCGGACTTCGGGACCGTTAAGCGCCTCAACGGCGCCGAGCTGGAAGACCTGACGCCTCCAGGGCAGGTCGCCGGCAGCGAAGGCTACCCGATCACGAGCTGCTTCCTCGGAGGCGTCTCATACCTGAACCGCGAGAGCCACGACCCCATCTGCAAGGTGCCGGGCGACAGCACTTACAACGTGCTCCCCAACTGGCCTGAAGGCTACCGCTGCAAGGTGCTGCGCTCCTTCAAGGACCAGCTTGTCGCGCTGGGCGTGACCAAGGCGGGCGCCTATTACCCGACGATGGTGAAGTGGTCCGACCTGGTCGGCTTCGGCACCCCGCCGGGCGACTGGTCGACCGATAGCACCACCAACTCGGCCGGCGAGAACATCGTCAACGAGATGCAGCACACCATTGTCGACGGGCTGGCCCTTCGGAACAGCTTCGTCATCTACTGCACCAACTCCGTGTGGCAGATGGACTACGTCGGCGGCGACTTCATCTACCAGTTCACCAAACTCTTCGACGAGCGCGGCGTCATCAATCCCAACTGCGTCGTGCAGGTGGGCGGGTCGCACTTCGTCTTCGACCGCAACGACATCTACGTCCATGACGGCGTCTCCCCGACGTCCATCGCCGACCAGAAGGTGCGCGAGTTCATCTTCGACGCACTGGACACCGCCAAGAGCCACCTGTGCTTCGTCAACCACGATGCGCGGCTCAGCGAGATACGCTTCTGCTATCCGTCCGCCGACCGCCTGGTGGGCTGGCAGGGCCCGACCAACGGCTGCAACCGCGCCGCGGTCTACAACTACGCCAACGGCACCTGGACCTTCTACGACCTGCCGAACGTGACCGGCGCCTGTCGCTCGGCCCTCATCTCCGGCAAGAGCTGGGATGACGACCAGGAGGTCACCTGGGACGGCTCGCAGGGCCTCTTCCTCACTTCGGAGGGCGACGAGGGCCAGCACGTCCTCTTCGTGGGCCGCTCCGACCCCTCCATGGGGCTCACGGCCCCGCGGCTCTATGGTCTCGACCTCCTGCGGGGTGGCACGCTCACCCAGCCGGTAGAGCCTGAGGCCGTCAAGCCCGCCTTCATCGAGCGCGTGGGCCTCGACCTCGACATCATCGGCAAGAACCTGACGCAGTACACCCATCTGCAGGCCATCTGGCCCCAAGTGTGGGTGGAGGCGCCGGCCGACAGCTACTGGCAGTTCGGGGGCAACGACTTGGTGAACCAGGAGCCGACGTGGTCCGACGAGACCACCTTCGACCCGAACGCCGAGGCCAAAATTGACATCAACGAGGCCGGAAAATACCTCGCGTACCGCTTCGGCGTCCGCGGGACCGGAGACTTCCAGCTTTCCGGCTTCGACATCCAACTTGTGATCCGCGGGAGGCGCTAATGACAGGCACCACCTTGATCGACGCGGTACGAGCCAAGCTCGCCAGCCTGGTGCCCTTCCGCAGGCAGGTCCGGCCGGCGGCGGCAGCGAGCTACGCTCCCTTCATCGACGGCGAATTGCAGCGGCTCGCGGCCACGACCCGAGACATTGTCGAGGCTCTGCAGGCTCTCGACCCTATCCTCGCAGGCCTCGCAGAGCAGGGGGGAGCCGATGGGCGCACCTCTTCCGGCTCCTAGCCACCAGCTCAAGGTCCCGGTTGTCCGCCGCTCCGTGTACACGCTGTACCTGGAGCAGGCCACGCCGCAGCACACCTTCATCCATTGCGACGTCCATCACCCCTGGAGTGGGCGCGTTAAGCGACAGCTCGCCGCCGACTTCGAGGCTCTCAAGGCTCTCCACGGCGGCCCGCTGTACGCCCTGCACGAGCGGGGCGACACCAAGCACTCCAAGTTCCTCGCCATGTTCGGCTTCCGTTGGGCCGCGTCGTTCGTCGACCACCACCACCGCCACATGGAAGTCCACCAGACGTAAAGAACACCATGGGCTCTCTATTCGGTGGCTCCAACACCACCAAGACCGACCAGACGACCAACACCGGGCCGTCGCAATTCCAGCTCCCCTATCTGCAGACCGCGTTCAACGGGGCGCAGAACCTCTTCAACTCCCAGTCCGGCACGCCCTACTATCAGGGCGAACTTTATGCCGGCATGTCGGAGGCCCAGAAGGCGGCCCTGCAGGGGCAAGTCAACTTCGCCACCGGCACCGGGCTCTCCTCGGCGGCCGACCTGACGAAGATGGGGCAGGGGCTTCTCGGCAACGGGGCGAAAGCCCAAGGCCTCCTCGACCAGTACACCTCGCTCGCGAACACGGACGCCACGGGCGCCAATATCAAGGCAGCGAGCCAGTACGCGGACAATCCGTACCTCGACGGCCAGATTGATGCGGTCAACCGCGACGTGTCGCGTCAGCTCACGGAGAGCACGCTCCCGTCGATCGACCGCTCTGCGTCCGGCACCGGCAACCTCAACTCCAGCCGAGCCGGCGTCGCCGCGGGCATCGCCCAGCGCGGCGCGGCGGATCGCATGGCCGACAACGCCGCCTCCCTCCGGGGTCAGGCGTACAGCCAGGGCCTGAACCTCGCGTCCCAGGACCGCTCGACGAACCTCAACGCTCTAGCGACGGGCGCCAGCGGCTACGCAGGTCTCGCGAACCAGGGCCTCTCTGCCATCTCCGCCGGCAACCAGCTTGCGAACAACTCCTTTGGTGTGATCAACAACGCATACTCGCAGGAGCAGGCGGACCGGCAGGGTCAAACCTCGGCCGACTTCCAGAAGTGGCAGGGCAACGACCAGCGCCAGTGGGACATCCTCAACCGCTATTACGGCATGGTTGGCGGCAACCAGTGGGGCCAGTCCGGCACCACGACGGGCACCCAGGTCACCAAGCAGAACCAGGGGCTCCTCGGGGGCCTAGCGGGCCTTGCCACCACGGGCCTCGGCTTGGCCGGCGGCCTCGGCTGGAAACCCTTCAACTAACACGAGCGAACCATGAACCCTCTTATGATCCCCGCGGGCCTCGCCGCCGCTGGGGCGGCTACGGGTGCCTCACGGCTCCCCGCAGCACCTCCGCGCCCCGCGGGCCTCTGGGACCACGGAAACCGCCACAAGACCCTTCTGGCCATCGGCGCGGGCCTCCTGTCCGGCGGAAACTTCGGGGAGGGCATGGCCCGCGCCGGGCAGAACGTGCTCGGCCTGGAAGAGTCCCTGAGGACGTCCAGCAAGGCTGGCCGTGAGTTCGGGGGGCCCGACGACGCCTTCGAGATCATCACCGACCCGGTGACAGGCGAGCGCTCCGTCCAGCCCGTCCCGGCCTTCCAGGAATACCTGGAGGCGAAGCGGGTGAAGCAGAAGGACGTAGCCGACATCAACGGCCGCGCCATGTTTGCCCTGCAGCAGCTTCCCGAGGATCAGCGGCCCGCAGCGTACGAGCAGATGCGGCAGAACCCGGAGCACTTCGGCGTCGACCCGACGAAGATGCCCGAGGCGTACGATCCGAACTACGCCGCCGTGACGAGCGGCATGGGCATGACGGTCTCCCAGGCGCTCACCCGCCAACAGGCCAAGGACAATGCCGCGGCCCTGCAGGACTACCGACAGGACGTCCAGGCCGACCGCACCGCGCGGACCGGCATCTACCGCGACCGCTCCATCGCCACCACGGCGCAGGGCGCCCAGCGCATCGCCCAAGGTGACGCCCGCATCGCGCAGGGGGCTCAACGCCTCGCCATCAGCAAGACGAAGGGCTCCGGCGGCGGCAGCAGCAGGGGCGGCCTCGATAACCGCTACGAATACCGCATCGGCCCGAACGGGCAGGTGCAGAAGAGGCTCAAGAAGTAATGGTCGATCAAGACAACGACGGCTGGGAAGACGTCACCGACGCCCGCGAGGTTAAAGCTCTCGTGGGCATCAAGGGCCTCCAGCAGCAGACGAAGAGCCTGCCGAAGGCTCCCCCGAAGGGGGGCGCGTTCGACATCAACACCCCGGAAACCCGCCCCACCGGCCAATCCGCTCAGGCGGCCTACACCAAGGTTGGTGCCGCCCGCGCGATGCTCAAGCAGCTCAGCCACGTCCGGTCGCTCTACGACAAGAATATGTCGGCGGGAGGCCTCGCAGGCGTTCGGGAGTTCAACCCGCTCAACCGGCAGAACCAGGAGTTCGACGGCGCGGTGTCGGCTATCCCGCTGCTAGCCCGGCAGGCCTTCCGCGTCGCGGGGTCCGGCTCAGACTCCGACCGTGAGCTGAAGCTCATCACCGACGCCCTGCCGAACCGCTGGTCCTTCGACGCGACCAACGCCGAACGCTTCAAGACGCTCGATAGCGTGCTGCGGGGCTTCATCACCTCCTACGGAGGCCTCGCCGGCTACTCGCCGGCCCAGCTCAAGGCTCTCTCACAGGAGCACACGTACGGCCGACCGCTTCCTAAAGCGCCGGTCTCCCGACCCAACAGCGACGCTCTGCGCCGCAAATACGGACTGAAATAACCATGCCTGACATCGCCAGGATTAGAGCCAACGTCGGCTCCATGATCGAGCAGGGCGCACCTGAGGCCGAGATCGACACCTATGTCGCGTCCGAAGGTGTCTCCGCCGAGGACCTGCGCGATGCCCGCATGGATGCAGGTGACGAGCAGGCCTACGCGGCCCTTGCCGCCGACCCTCGCACCACCGCCGCCGACCTCAAGGGGTTCGTCAAGCAGCGGGGGTTCTCACTGAACGACGCCGACATCGACGCCTTCATGGCCGCTCGGCAGCAGGGCTCGAAGGTCGGCCGCAAAGTCGTCTACGAGGGCGAGGCACATCCTCCCGTCTCCTTGGCGCAGAACCTGGGGGCCGCGGCAGGCAAGTTCGCCGACGCCATCCTCCCTGGTGTCGCGGGGCTCGATCGTGGTGTCCACAAGGTCACCGCGAACGCCGCGCAGGCCCTGCTCGGCAACGAGGAGTTCGACCCGTCCGCCGCCTTCCAGCAGGGCAAGGACGAGCAGGACTTCTCGCAATCCCTCTTTGATGCCCAACACCCGAACGCCAGCACCGCTGCCTCCGCGGCTGGGCTCGTCGGCTCGCTTCTCCTTCCCGAGGCTCGCGTCCTTCGTGGCTCCGGGATGCTCCCCGGCATGGGTAACGCTGCCCTGACCGCGGGGGGCTACGGGGCGCTTTCGGGGGCGCTGAACGATTCCGGCGGAGGTCGCGTGGAGAACGCGATCCTCGGCGGCGTCGCAGGTGCCGGGCTCGGGGCCGCCGCTGCTCCCGCCTTCCGGGGCGCAGCCGCGATCGGATCGGCAGCCCGCCGCAACGTGCCGGGTGTCGACGCGACCGCTCGGTTCCTTGAGAACGTGCCCCGGCGCTTCCGCAACCAGCCGCTGGCGCAGCCCGGCGACGCCGCGGCGGCCCAGGGCGAGCGCATACTGGCCGACGAGCTGCCGCAGGGCACCATAGCGACCGGCATGGGCACTGGCGGCGCCCAGGCGACCCCTCAGGCTATCGAAGCCGAGGTGGCCCGCCGAGCAGCCATGAACGTGCCTGCAATGCCGGTCGACGTGTCCGAGAAGGGCCGCCGGATCACCGGCTGGGCACTTCAGGGCAATGGCCCCATGGCGACCCGCGCCCGCAACATGCTCCTGCAGCGGCAGGCGGCCCAGGGTTCTCGCATCCGCGGCCACCTAGCCGAGGAGCTGGGGCCGGCTGTCGACCCGGTCCAGGCGGTCGACCAGATCAACCGGCGTGCTTCTGCGGCTTCCGGCCCAGGCTATCAGGCCGCGTACGCTCAGCCCATGGTCCTGACGCCGGAGATCGAGGGCATCATGCGGACCCCGGCGTTCCAGGACGCCCTCCCGCAGGCCCTCCGCAACATCCGCAACGCCCAACGCGACCCGGTCGAGCTGGGCTTCCGCCTGGACCGCGACGGGAATATTGCCGGCACCCGGACCCTCACCGTCGAGGGCTTCGACCAAGTCATCCGCGCCATGCGGGACGCCGGACAGGCCGCTATGGACACGAGCGGGTTCCGCCCACGGAACACGACCAACTCGGTCCACATCAACGACCGCGTCCGCGACCTTCGCGGCCACCTCGCGGACCAGAACGAAGCCTACCGAGACGTCACGGCGAACTATGCCGACGAGATGGCACTCCGCGATGCACTAGGCGCCGGGCAGGAGGTCTCGAAGCTCACCGGCCCCGAGATCGCCGGCCAAATGCGCGATATGCCGCAGCACGCCCAGGAGGCCTGGATGACAGGGGCCCAGACGGCCCTTGCGGATGAGGCGACCCAGGCAGGCTTGAAGCCGACCGCCAACGTGGCCCAGCGCACCCGCCAGTCCCTCGGGATGTCCGGGGCAGGGGCCCACGCCTCCATGGGCGACCAAGCCAAGCAGCAGGCGCTCGAAGCTATGTCGGGCCGCCCTGGCTTGATGAACCGGCTGGCCGACCGTCTGGAGGCTGAGGACCAGGGGTTCAAGGCCTTCCACGAGGCCTTCGGCAACTCCAAGACGCAGCCCCGGCAGGCGATGGACGAAGCCCTCTCGGGCCAAGCCCTTCAGGTGGCCGGCAGGGCCGCCCGCGGCGACATCATTGGCGCAGTGGCCTCGGTCCTGTTCCAGGGGAATCCTCGCGGCACCCTGCGCTTCAAGCAGGACGTCCAGGACCGCATCTCCGAGCTGATGACCGCAACGGGCGCTGCCGACGTGCAAACCGCAATGCGGGCCATCGCTCGGCGGGCGCAGCAGGACGCCGCGTTCGCGGATGCTCTCAACCGCGCCGGCATCAAGCCTTCGAAGATCGCAGCGATCCTCGCCGCGTCTCAAGACACCTCGCCTACCTCCACCTCGGAGGGCGAGGACGAACCTCTGATGCCACCCGTGTACACGCGGGCCAACCAGTAGGGGCTGGGGGTCACACCCTGGCCCCCTCAGCCTCACCAGGACAATATGCCAACCAAGAAGCCTGCGCCTGCGGGCCGCTCCCGTGCGCCTAAGGGCCATGACTTCTCCACGTTCCGACGCGGGGCCCTTTCCAGTTTCAGCACGCCCACCATGCGCTCCCTTCGGGACCCCGAGGCCAAGGGCCCCAAGGCCGGCGCGACCATCCGCACGGCTTCCAAGCCGCGGGGCGTGCTGACGCGACTGGCCTCCGACGCAGTCGCCGGGGTCTCGCGTGCCCTCGGCAGTTCCGAGCGTGACGCAGCCCAACGAGCCGCTCGCTTCGAGGAGCTGAACCACGAGTGGAACCCGCTGTCCTCCGCCGACACGATCGGCACGCAGCTCCGACGCCTCGCCGACGACGACCGGGACTTCAGCAAGCGCGACTTGATCCAAGGGGCCGTTACCGGCGCCCTCACGCTCGCCCCTGAAGTCGCCGCACCGGCCGCAAAGGCCTTCGCCCGGACAGGTGCCGGCAAGCGCATCCTCGGAGCCCTCTCGAAGGTAGAGCCGATCGTCGAGGACACCGCGATCGAAGGCAGCTCTAAGCTCGTCCGCTCGGCCCCGAAGCAGCCGCTCCGGGACGTCCGCACCAAGGACGGCGCCGTCGTCACCCCGGCACCTCAGCGCCCCGCGGGCGTCCTCTCCGACGAGTACGTCCAGAAGCCGCTCGCAGGGCAGCCGCGGGGCCCCCGAGGTTCGGGGCCCGACAGTGTCCTCCGGGACGTTGCGCGACGCTACGCCGAGAAGGCCGGCATCCAGTACGATCCGCCGACAGAGTACCTCCGCGTCGATCCCAAGCGGGCTGGGGCCATCGCCAAGGCCTTCGAAGCCATGCCGCACGACCCTCAGAACCCCGCGGTGCGGGGCTCCTATGAGGCACTCGCTCGCGAGACCCTGGAGCAATATCGGGCTCTGCAGGAAGCAGGCTACAGCTTCGGGTTCTACCCGGAGAACGGCGACCCCTATCCGAGCCCCTGGGACGCAGTCCGCGACCTCCGGGACAACCGCCAGATGCGGGTCTACCCCACTGACGCCGGCTACGGCTCACAGGGCATCTCCGCGGAGGAGCTGGCGAACAACCCCCTCCTGGCGGAGGTCCCCGGCGAGACCTGGGACGGCAAGCCGGTCAGGGTCAACGACGTCTTCCGCGCCGTCCACGACGCCTTCGGTCATGCCAAGAACGGCGTGGGCTTCAGGGCGGACGGCGAAGAGAACGCATGGCGTGCTCACCTCGGCATGTTCAGCCCCGAGGCGCGGCCGGCGATGACGACCGAGACCCGCGGGCAGAATAGCTGGCTTAACTTCGGGCCTCACGGCGAAGCCAACCGCAACGCCTCGACCGCGGACACCGTCTTCGCCGACCAGAAGATCGGCCTGCTCCCGGAATGGGCCCTTGACCCTCAGGGCGTCCCACCGGCCCCCGCGGAAAGCCGCCTGGGCTATTGGTCCCCCGAGATGGTCGAGGCCATCAAGCAGAAGCACGCAGGCAGCAACAGCGCTTACGTCGTCGAGATGTCCCCGAGCGAGTTCCTTGGGCTCACCGCGAGCCCCGAGGGGCGGCAGGCGCTGAACAGCACCTCGTCGATCGGCGATTTCTCGCAGGAGCTGTACGAGGCATCTCCGCCCCCGATGCTGGGCGTAACGCTCGGCAAGGAACCCAGCGCGGTCCAGCGCTCTATGGGCGTCGAGAGCCTGCCGAACCTCGTAATGTCGCACGACGGGCGTCACCGCATGGCTGCTCTAGACCGTGCCGGCGTCAAGTCCGTGCCCGTGATGGTACAGCTTAACGGTGCGGCGCCGAGCGCTCTCTCGGAGCTACCGCTGACACCTCAGCGTTCCCGCAACTCCCCACTGGAGAGTGGCGACACGCCGGCCGTGCTGCGGAACATCCGACCGCTCAGCAAATACCAGCCGTAACGGACAGGGCCCTTGGGAGACCAGGGGCCCTAGTTCGCCCGTGGGCGGCACCCCAGCGCATGGATTACCATGGTGCTGTGATCGTTAAGCAGCTCGCGGATTTTCGGCGTGCGCTCGACCTTACCCTCGACGAGGATCGCCTCAAGTATCCGGCCGAGCGTCTGATAGGTCTCGACCATATCTTCGCCGACATCGTCCATCTCCCGGTCTTCCACGGGGATTTCCGACCGGCTCTTTCGCGGGGCTAGGCTCATGCCGCTCCAGATAACACCTGACATAGAGTTTCGCCATGCCCACTAAGCCGACCGGCCGCCCCCGTGGCCGCCCGCCGGGCGTGAAGAACAAGCCCAAGACGATCGAGCAGTTCGTGGTCGAGCACATCCGCTCCCCGATCGCTCCGCCCCCGGCGCCGCCCAAGAAGGCCGCGCGGGGACCTTGGGCCAACATGACCCCCGAGGAGCGGAAGGCCTACAGCCAGAAGCTCGTCGCCGCCCGCAAGGGCAACCACCCGAACACCAACATTCCCGGCAAGCCCCGGCACCTCACCCACGCGCAGTGGGCTGCGGTCCAGGCAGAGGCTCGGCGGGACGCCAAGAGGATCATCCAGAAGATGAAGGACGCCGGCCAACTCCCGGACGATCCCAGGGCCGTCGAGGCTCTGGAAAAAGCCGTCACCACCCTCCGTACCGCGGAGACCCCCAAAGACGTCGCCGCGCTCGGCCGTCTCATTCTCGACTTCACCAAGGCCAAGCCGGCCCAGAAGATCGAAGCCACCGTGCGGAGCGCCGAGGACATCCTCGACGAGATGGCGGCGGACGAAGAGTAACACCCTATGGCCAATGCGCCCTCTCCAGGGGACGCCGAGGCCCGCCGCAAGGCTACCCGCAAGCGCCTCCTAGACGACTTCCAATTCTACGCCCGCAAGGCCCTGAAGATCAGGACCAAGGACGCGAAGATCATCCCCTTCGTGCTCAACCGGGCCCAGCGCCGGCTTATCGAGGCGCTCCTGAAGCAGTGGCAGGAAACCGGCCGTATCCGGGTCGTGATCCTGAAGGCCCGCCAGCTCGGGTTCTCCACGGCCTGGGGCGGCTTCATGTACTGGTGGATCAGCCAGCACCGCGCCACCAAGGGGATCGTCGTCACCCACAAGGCGGAAGCCTCGACGGCGCTGTTCGACATGACGAAGCGCTACCATGCCGAGATGCCGGGGTTCCTCCGGCCCTCGACGTCGAAGGCGAACGGGCGAGAGCTGAAGTTCGACAGGCTCGACAGCGGCTACATGATCGCCACGGCAGGCGCCGATACGGTCGGCCGCGGTGAAACCCTGCAGCTCGCCCACCTCTCCGAGGTCGGCTTGTGGCCGAAGGGCAAGGCCCGTGAGATTATGAACGGCCTCCTGCAGGCGGTCCCCGACGTTCCCGACACCTTCGTCGCGATCGAGAGTACCGCCCGCGGCATGTCCGGCCCCTTCTACGAACAGTGGAAGGCCGCCGAGGCCGGGGAATCCGGCTATCTCGCCTACTTCGCGCCCTGGTTTGAGGACGAGAAATATCGCGTCTCGCCTCCAGAAGACTTCCAGCGCACCCCCGACGAGGAGGACTACTGCGCCAAGGTCTACGACGAGTATGGCGAAGTCCTCGACGACGCCCAGCTCCTCTTCCGGCGCCGGAAGATCGCCCAGGATGGCCCCGACCTGTTCAAGCAGGAGTACCCGACGTTTCCAAAGGACGCCTTCCTGACCTCCGGGTCCCCGGTGTTCAACCTTGAGAAGCTCGCCGCCCGCATAGAGGAGGCCCCCGACATCCTCCACCGGATGGAATACGACCCGGTCGCCGGCTGCTTCAAACCTGACCCCCGCGGCCGGCTGTTCCTCTACCGCGAGATCGACCCGCACCAGGAATACACCCTGGGCGCCGACGTCTCCAAGGGCACCGCCGAGGGCGACTGGTCCGTCGTGCAGGTCCTAGACCAGCACAAGCGGCAGGTCGGCATCTGGCGTGGCCAAGTCGAGCCGGACTACTTCGCCCATATTTGCTACCACCTGGGCGAGTTGTTCAACTGGGGCCGACTGGCGATCGAATTTAACAACCACGGCATCCTGCCGAACACCATGCTATACAAGGGCCTCATGGTCCGTGGGGAGCTGAAGACCTACCCGAACCTCTACACCCGTGAGGTCTACGACAAGACCAACGACGAGACGAAGGAGGAGCTAGGCTTCTACACCGACGTCAAGACTCGCCCCCTCATCATCGACGAGCTGCGCCAAGCAGTCCGCGACGCCACCATCTGTCTCTATGACAAGACCACGCTCGACGAGATGACGACCTTTGTCGCCGACCCTAAGTCGGGGAAGATCGAGCACGAAGTCGGATGCCACGACGACACGATCCTCGCCTTGGCAATCGCTAACCACATCCATGAGGGTCACTGGGAGCAAATCGCTTCCACTGACGACCTCTACTTTGAAATGACCGGATAAACTCCCCATGAAACTGAAGCCCCGTGTCCTCACCGATGAGGACTTGGTTGGCGCGTGTGTTGCGCGGGCAGAAGCCGGCTCCTCGTTCGTAGACAGCAACCTCCAGGCCGAGCGCCGGGAGGTCACGATGTACTATCAGGGCAAGAAGCCCTTTCCGCTTCGCGAAGGCGGCTCGCGGTTCGTCAGCCAGGACGTCTACGAGAGCGTCGAGGCCATGAAGGCCCAGATCACCGAGGCGTTCGCCGCCGGCAACAACATCGTCTCCTTTCGCCCCCAGAACGCGGGGGATGTCGACCTCGCCCAGCAGGCCACCGAGTACTGCGAGCACGTCATGTTCGCCCAGAACGATGGCCTGGAGATCATCAACGGCGTCACCCACGACAGCGCCTTGAACCGTGTCGGCGTCGCCCAAGTCTACTGGGACCGCTCGTCGATTACGACCGGGCACACCTTCGAGGACGTGCCGCTCGAAGAGGCCAGCCAGCTCCTGTCGGACTCTGCGGTGCGCCTCACCGACAAGCCGGTCCAGAAGGACGCCGGGAACGGTGTGTACACGGTCTCCGGCGAGTTTGAGAGGATCGAGGACACTTCCCAGGTTCGCATCGAAGTGGTGCCGCCTGAGGAGTTCATCGTCTCGGGACGCTTCAAGGACCTCGCCCGTGCGCCTTACGTCGCCCGCCGCCGCCGAGTGACCCTCGGGGAGCTGGTGGATGACGGATATGATCCCAAGGTCGTCTATGCGATCGAAGGGGAGGAAGACGACCTCGCCCTGGACGAGGAGAGACTCCAGCGCGAAGAGGACACGGTCGTCACCGGCCTTGACGACGAGAGCGAGGACGAGGCGGGGCGCCTGGTTACCGTCCACATGTCCTTCATCCGCATCGACGCGGACGGGGAGGGGCGCCAGCAGCTCTGGAAGGTCGTTCACGTCGGCCGCACCCTGCTCGACAAGCAGAAGGTCGCCGACCATCCCTTCGTGACCTACTCCATGCTGCCGGAGCCCCACACCTTCTACGGGGGCAACTTCGCGGCCCGTACGATCCAGCACGCCAACACCAAGACCACCCTGACGCGAGCTATCATCGAGCAGGCGGTCGAAGCGACCAACCCGCGCTGGCAGGTAGCCCGTGGCGGCGTTGCGAACCCACGAGAGCTTATCGACAACCGGCGCGGCGGAATCGTCAACGTGCGGTCCGTTGTAGATAGCGTGGCGCCACTACCGCAGACCCCGATCAACCCCTTCGTCCTCCAGACGATCGGCATGGTCGACCAGGCGCGGGAGGATACCACCGGCATCAGCCGGCTCAGCCAGGGCTTGGACAAGAAGGCCCTCAGCCACCAGAACAGCGCCGGCTTGGTCGAGCAGCTCACCAGCAACAGTCAGGTGCGCGGCAAGGTCATGGCGCGGCACTTCGCGGTCCAGTTTCTCACGAAGCTGTACCTGAAGGTTTACGCCATCGGCATCGAGAACGACCGCCAGCGCATCCTTGAGATCGCGGGCAACTTCGTCGAGATCGCCCCGCAACAGTGGCGTAGGCGCTCGCACGTCCAGGTCGACATGACCCTGGGATACGACGAGCGCGACCAGCAGGCCCAGGAGCTGCTCGCGTACGACAAGTACATGACGCAGACCCACCCGCGGCTCTACGGCGAACAGCAGCAGTACAACGTGCTCCGCAAGGCCCTGCTCGCGAAGGGGCACAAGAACGTCCAGGACTTCCTGGCCGACCCCGCCACCCTGCAGCCTCCCCAGCCGGACCCCAAGGTCGCCGCTGAGGTCGCCAAGCTCCAGAAGGAGGTGGAAGTGGCCGAGCGCGAGATCGTCCTCAAGGAGGCCACCGCGCAGCACAAGGTACAGCTCGCAACCTTCGAGGCGCAGCTCAAGGCAGCGCTGCAGGAATCCGACATCGACCTGCGGAACCGCGACGCGGACCGCCGGGACGACGAGACTGCCAACCGGATCGACACCGCTCAGGCGGAGCTGGAGCTGGCAATCTTCCAGGCTCAGAACGCGCCGGAAGGGAACAGCAAGGTCTCGGCCATCATCAGCCCGAACAGCTAAAAGAGCCCATGTCCAACCTCGTCCTAAGCGAGGCGGAGCAGGACGCGATCGAACAGGGGGAGGCCGCCGGTCTCCTCCTCGATCACCCCATGTTCCTCCGCGCGATCGAGGCGGTGCGCCTCCAGTGCGCCGAAGCGATCCTTATGTCCGAGCCGGCTGCCCAGCAGTCCCGCGAGGATGCCTACAACCTCTCCCGAGGCCTCTCCGCGATCACCGCGGAACTGGCAGCCCTGGCCGCCCGTGGCGAGCAGGTGCTTGCCGAGGCTGAAGCCCAGACCGAGTCCGACGACCCCGACGAGGGCGACACGGAACCGGCCCCCTACTGAAAGAACCCCCGACCTTGTCCACCGAGACTTCGGACGACAATTCCACCAGCATGAGCGAGGAAGCCGCGGAAGCAGCCCTCCTCGAAAGCCTGGGAGGCGACCCCGCTGACCAGAACGATGACGACCAGGATGCCGACGAGGACGAAGACCCGAGCGGCGGCCCTGCAGACGACGACGAGGGCCTCGACGAGACCGAAGAGGTGGACGAGGACGCCCCGGAAGACGACGAGACCCCTCCGGCAGCGCTCGACGACGACGCGGTCGTGGCAGTCGAGATCAACGGCGAAGCGAAGGACTTCAAGCTCGCCGACCTGAAGCGACTCGCGACCGAAGAGGCCGTCATCACCCAGCGGGGGCAGGAAGCCGACCTTCTGGGCGGACGGGCCGCAGCGACCCTCCAGGCGGCCTTGGAGGCCGTGCAGGAAGACCTCGCGGCCTATGAGGGCGTCGACTGGCTCGTACTGCAGCAGGAGCTGGACCCCGAGACCTTCGCTTGGCACCGACAGAACGCCCAGCGGGCCCAGGGCCGCTTCCAGAAGCTCGTCGGCGCCGCCCAGGGCTTCGAGGCTGTGGTGGCCGAACGCAGGCAAGCCGAAACCACCCGTGCGGCCCAGGCTTGCGTCGCTGAGCTGCGGTCCGATCTGCCGGGTTGGAACGACAAGCTGTACGGCGAGATCATGGCCTACGGCATCGAGGCGGGCCTTCCCGAGGCCGACGTCACAGCGATCACGAACCCGAAGGTCATCAAGCTCCTGCGGAAGGCGATGCTGTTCGATCGCGGCCAGAAGGTCGCAACGAAGAAGGTCCAGGCTGCCCCGACCAAGGTCATCAAGGGCGGCACCCGCGAGGACGGCACGGCCCGGATCGCCGACACCAAGAAGGCCGCACAGCGCCTGAGCCGCACCGGCTCGGACGACGACGCCGTCGCAGTTCTCATGGGGCGCTGGGGCTAAACGGCCTCCGCATCCCAACACCCATTTCAATACCCACTCTCAAAGAAGAAAACACACCCACCATGGCTACTTTCAAGACCTACGACTCGGTCGGCGCCAAGGAAGACGTCTCGGACGTCATCTCGATGCTCAACAAGCACGAGACCCCGTTCACCAGCTCGCTGACGAACCGCACGGTCGGCCAGAAGACCTACGAGTGGCAGGAAGACGAGCAGGAGGGCGGCCAGGACAACGCGCAGGTCGAGGGCTTCGACGCGGTCGAGGAAGACCTCACCACGACCGAGATGCGGTCCAACACCACGCAGATTTTCTCGCGCACCATCCGCCTGTCGGGTTCGGTCGAGGCGACGGAGCACTACGGCCGCAAGTCGGAGCTGGCCCGTCAGCTCGTCAAGAAGGGCAAGGCCCTGAAGCTCGACCGCGAGCGGGCCTGCGTCGGTGTCGACCAGGTGGCAGTCCTGGGCAGCTCGACCACGCCGCGCCGCCACGCCTCGGCCTTCCAGCTCATCGACGCGGGCAACAAGATCGAGAACGCGGCCACCGCAGCGCCGCTGGCGGAGACCACGCTGCGCTCGGCGATTCGCAAGAACTATGACGAGGGCGGCAAGGCCCGCCGGTTCATGGTGGCCCCGTACGTTGCGGAGCAGACCGCCGAGTTCGCCGGCAACGCCAGCCGCACCCGCGAGATCACCGGCAAGAACGCCAAGGAGATCGTGCATGTCGTGGACGTGTACACCACGGCGCTCGGCACGCTGTCGATCGAGACCAACCGGGAGATGAAGCGGGACTACGGCCTGCTCTGGAACCCGGAGGACTGGAAGAACGTGACCCTGAAGGGCCGCGGCTGGTTCCGGGAGACGCTGGCGAAGACCGGCGACAACACGAAGATCATGCTGGCCGGCGAGTACGGCCTGCAGCACAACAACTTCAAGGCGTCGACGCTCGTCACCAACATCGGCGAGTAATCGACCTCAAGGCCCTCGGTCCCTTCAAAAGGGGCCGGGGGTTTCCTTTCACCCCGATTCAGTTGCGAATGACCACGACCTCCCGCTTCGTCGGACTTGACGAAGACTTCGTACTCGACACGGTCGATGCCGACCTACAGGTCACCGGCACGATCGTCACCGAGCAGCATATTCCGCAGTCCTTCTTGGACCGCGTCGCCGCCAAGAGAAACTGGCAGGACGCCCAGTCCTTCTCGGCGCTTACCAAGGGCGACGACATCGAGAAGATTCACCTCGCCCGCATCCCGGTCGCAGTCGTGAACAAGTGGAGCCGTGAGGGCTTCGACCTCTTCCAGGCCCTCCACGACCCCAACGGTGCCGCCCTGATCCTCGCGAAGCTGCGCTCCGAGGACCTCACTGCCTTCCAGACCACCTCCCGGACCTTCTAGCCCCTTATGAGCTTCGGCAAACTCAAGACTGCCCTGAAGGGCATTATCAACCGCAAGGACCTGACGGACGAGCTGGCCGGAGACTTCATCAACCGGGCAGTGACCGAGATGGAACGCATCCTCCGGGTCGGCTCCATGGAGGCTCTCCTCCAGGCCACCTTCGACGGCACCTCAAACACCATCACGATCCCCAGCGCCTACATGGAGCTGATCGACATGTTCACCGCCGAGGGCACGTTGGAACAGGTCGACAAGGACCGCTTCTTTCGCGAGTGCCCCGAGGGCCGCCCCCGCGTCTTCATCAAGACCGGCGCGAGCTGGCTCCTCAAGCCTACCCCGGCGGCTGGTGTGACCGTCTACGTTCACCACTATGCCGAGACCCCTCCGCTCCAGGTCGACACCGACGAGAGCGTCTGGACCCGGTCCGGTTTCAACGCGGCCCTCTACGCCGCAGCGGCCCTAGCGGCCGATTATTTTCAGATGGAGGACCAGTACGTGCAGCGCTTCCAGAGCAAGTCTGACGGCTACGTGGTCGCCATCCAGAACCAAGACCTCGGCGAGAAGATGAGCGGCCCGACCCGCATCGGCCGCCCCGAATATCGAGGAGACTACTAAGCCATGGCAGACTTCCCCGCTGCCTCCTTTTACGGGCAGGGCCAGAACGACCTGCGCGGCCCCAAGGGCGACAAGGGCGACAAGGGCGACCAGGGACCTCCGGGCCCCCGCGGCGAGCAAGGCATCCAGGGCCTCACCGGCCCTGCAGGCACCGATGGCACCGATGGCATCGACGGGACCGATGGCCGCGCAGGCAAGGACTCGCAGTACCGCTACGGTGCCTTCGCTGTCGCCGGCATCCAAGCCGCGGAAATCCTAATGGATCACCCAGTGATCGAGGGCCACGTTCTTGGCGCGGACTTCGCCGGGTCCGCGGCTTCCTGCGGCATCCCGCCGAACGACATGTGGCTCGCGACCGTCTCCAAGAACGACGAGCCCATCGGCACCCTGACGATAACCCCGATGGGCGCATGTACATTGGGAACGCTGGGGCATCTTCCAGTCACCGTTTCGGCGGGTGACGTAATTAGCGTGGTTGCTCCCGACGAGCCTGACATGGCGATCGGGCGAGTGCGCTTCACCTTCGCAGGACAACTCTAATGGCCGCTACGGCTACCTACTTCGTGGGCTCCGGCGTGGACGCCTTCACCCCGAGCCCCGCGGGCGTCACGGACACTGGCTCGGCAATCACCCTCCAGGGTGGGGACCCTTACCATGTACGCGGGCGTCTCACCGATCCCGCTACCGGCGAGCCCACTGCGGTACAGGCGTGCTGGTTCCACTTCGTAGTGAGGGGCACCGGCATCACCGACAAAGCTCCGTTCCTGACGTTCCTCAACTCCGAGGACGTCGAGGTGCTCAAGGTACTGGGCAGCGGGACGGACTCCTTCACCTTGCAGGTGCTCACCGCCGCCGGCTTTCAACAGCTCGGAAAGTGGGCGATGCCCGACTTCTCGGCCGATGTTGCGGTGGATGTGCAGGTCGACCTCCCGAAGGGGCTGATCGCGCTCTATTGGAACCAGGGCGAGACCGTGCTCAAGCGCGGCGTGGACGTCTCGAAGATCGGCGACATCGCCACCTTCAGGATTGGGGTGCCATCTACATTTCGCGGTTGCACCTTCTCGCAGGTCATTGTCGCGGCCTACAACACCATTGGACATACCGTCCGCATCCGGCGCCCTAGTGCGGTGGGCTCTCTAGCAGGCTGGAGCGGTGACGCCGCCGCGGTCAGCGAGTCCGCGATCAATGACGCGACCGCAATCAGCACCTCTGCCGAGGGCGCTATCACGACCTTTGCCGGGCCCGCTCTGCCAGCGACGGCGGCAGGTAGCGTCATCAAAGCCGTGGCCGTCGCCGCGCGGGTCCGCAAAGACACCGCTGTTGCCCCGACTAATATCAGGGCGGTGCTGAAGGTAGGCGGTCAAGTGTGCGAGGCTCCCGCGAACGTCCCGATCAGCGACGGCTATGCGGGCACCTCTACGGTCTTTCCGAAGAACCCGCAGACTGGTGAGCGCTGGCAGATCGCCGAGGTGAACAGCGAGTTCGGCCTCAAGGCAACGGCGTAGCCTCATGGCTGTTTCGGCTTCTAGGCTTACCCAGTCGATCGTAGAGGGACGAAACGATCATCTCATTGCCTCTCGGCTGTCTCACTACCTGGTGGAGGGACAGAACGCCTCTGTCCTGTCCTCCCGGCTGTCCCACTACCTGGTGGAGGGACAGGAGAAGCACGTCCTGGCCTCCAGTTTGTCCCTCTACGTCGTCGAGGGGCCCCTACCTCCCGCTCCTGACCCGCCTCCGCGGCGCCGGCAGGTCCACCTCGTCTGAGACCAATGAACCCCAACGACACCACCCCGCTCATCCTGGACCTTCGGGACCGGATGGCCCGCATCGAGACCAAGCTCGACGGGCACAACGAGGCGCACATCACGATCGACCGGCGCCTCGACAAGCTCGAAGCCACTCAGGAAGCCCAGGCGATCCTGGTGGCCGAGAACCGCTCTGCGATCGAGACCGGCAAGGCCCGCGTGGCCACTGTCGGAGCTATCGCGGGCGGTCTAATGGCCGTCCTGACGTTCCTGGGTGACCACTTTTGGAACATCCTGGGCTGACGGCCCCGCAAAGAACCTCCCATGTTTGGGGGGTTCTTTTTTCGTTCACGTTGACGACAGAAAAGCGTCGGCTATCTGGAACAGTCGGTGTAGGATGACGTTTACCGATTGCAGACTGTCGCCGAAGGCTATACATGGAGACCCACATGTCCCGCGAAGACCAAGCCACTGCCGCCCTGCGGAAGCTGAATCGCCTCTTCTCGACCATCCGGTCGTCGATGGGCGAGAGCATCCCGCTGCAGGTCGCGCACACTTTCGTCCTGGCCTGCCAGAACGAGGGCATTGGCGTCGTGGAACTAGCCGAACGGGCAGGGGCAACCAAGGCAACCATGAGTCGCCACCTGCTCGACCTCTCTGAGCGCCTTCGGAACGGCCAGCCGGGCTACGGCCTCCTACAACGTACGCAGGACCCGAATAACCTCCGGTCCATCATCTACACGGTCACTCCGAAGGGGAAGCTGCTCAAGAACCAGCTCGTCGACATACTGGAGGACTAATGGCGCCAGCCACCACCCCCACAAACCATCCGATCACCAGGGGCTTGCCGCCTCACCGGGGTCGTCACCGCAAGGAGGACTGACCATGGCCATCTACCCGGATAAGAAGGACGGCAAGCTGACTGGCCGTTTCCGCGTGGAGTTGCAGAAGGGAAAGCAGCGCTACCGGAAGCGGTGGGACACTTATGCGGAGGCTCAGAAGGACGAGGCAGCAGTCCAGGCAGCCTGGGAAGCCGGGGAGACCCCGCCGGCCCCTGGAGCGGCCCCTGGGGCCCCTGACGTCCACACGTTCGGCTCAGTGATCCCGCTGGCCAAGGGGAAGCTCTGGGTCGGCCAGTCCACTGAGGAGACCTCTTGGGCCCGTCTGGAGAAGGTCGCCGGTATCCTCGGGCGCAACACGCGACTCGACGACGTGGACACCCAGGCGGTCGACCGGGTCATCACGGCCCTGCAGAAGGCGGGCACAGCGGACGGTACGATCAACCGCTACCTTTCGCACCTCCGCACGTTCCTCGTGTGGGCCAAGCGCCGCAAGTACCGGACCGTCCCCATCAAGGACGAGATCGAGTTCGCATGGCGCAAGGAGAGCGTAGGGCGCATCCGCTGGATCACCGATAAGGAGGAGCAGGGCCTGCGCGAGTTCCTCACGACCCGCACCGATCCGAAGGGGCAGGGGCCAGCGCTGGCCGTCTGGAAGCTCATCTACGTGGCGATCCGTACCGGATGCCGGCGGGACGAATTGTTGACCGCAGAGCTGTCACAGATTAACGGCACGCGCTTGCACCTATGGGAGACCAAGACGGACACTCCCCGAACCGTGCCGATGACGCAGGAGACTACAGACGTGCTTCTCGACCTGATCCGGTCAGGGACGATGCCCTCACAGCGGAGCCTCCGCTCGTGGTGGGACCGTGCCAAGGCTGCGATCGGCCTCGCGAAGGATGACGAGTTTGTCTTCCATGTCACCCGGCACACTTGCGCCACCCGGCTAGTCGACGCAGGCGTAAACGTCTTCGTCATCAAGGAATGGATGGGCCACAAGCGTATCGAAACGACCCTTCGGTATGCACATGTGAAGCCGCAAAACCTTGAGGATGCACTGGTCCGGGTGGGGGACTACGTATCGGCGGCGAACGAAAACTCACGGTTTTCCGCCAATAATTCACTCCCCCACGCTCACCCCACCGGGGCGGGAATGGGTTCACTATCACCGGAAAGGGTTGTCGCGGCCTGA